CTTAGTGTAAAATTCTGTTTAGACTTCCAAGTCAAATCATCAGAAATATCTAAAAGAGTAGCTCCAGACTTATCTTGATTTGTTCGCAATCCTCTTCCGATAGATTGCAAGACCCTAATCCTACTTTTAGAGGGTGAAGAGAACACGACATTGTGAAGGTTACGAATGTTAATACCAGTAGAAAACGTACCATAACTTGCAACAATAATTGCATCTTTTTCTTTCTCAGTGATTTCACGAATATCTTCTCTGGTTTGTGTATCAGTTCCACCCCAAACAAAGAATACTTTTCTATCTAGGTCTTTCATCATGTCATATAATACAGCACCATGTTTTTCTACAAATTGAAATAATACTAATGTATTACCTTTTAAGTGTGTTGTCAAGTCTACAATAAACTTATTTCTTCTTTCATCACGAACTAACAAATCTACTTCATCTTGATAGTTCATGTCTTTCATAAATTTTCTATCTGCATCTGGATATTGTAACACTATACATTTAATATTTAACTTTGCAAGTGTTTTGTTATCCATTAATTCTTTTGTTGTTGTTACCTTATTGACAGAACCAAATAAACCTTCTAATACTAATCTGTGTGTTTGCATCCCATCAAGTGTACCAGTGAAACCATGACGATACTGAGTTTGATGCATTTTATTCATAATATTTGTAAGTGATTTGGCTTTGAACAAATGTACCTCATCTCCAATAATACAACCAAACTGTTCAAAGTATTTTCTAGGCATTTTGTACAAAGATTGCCATGTTGATATAGTTACTTCTTTGGTAATCTCTCTAGAATGACCTTGATATATCTTTTGCATCTTTGCTTCAATATAACCATAATCAAGGAAATCGGAGTACATCTGTTCCACAAGAGATGTTGTAGGAACAAGTATAAGGACTCTGTTAGACTCATACCATCTGCTCAATAAGTAAATTATAAGTGACTTGCCTGAAGCAGTAGGACTAAGAGACAAGCTCCGATTGTTTCTGACTGCATGAGTAAATGCGGCCATCTGGTAATCACGAAGTTGTAAGTTTTTTCCCTTAGACTTAGGTGACATTCTTCTAACAAATCCACCCAAGACGTTATCTCTAGATTCTCCTTCATCTTTCACTCCTTCTTTATATTCAATACTTATATCATTTCGTTTTGCAAATTCTTCAACATAAGGTACAAGACCAAAGTATATTTCGCCTGTCATTTGATTGTATAAACGAATCTTTCCATCCCATACACGACTTTTGTATGTGGGCATAAACTTAGCGCCTGGAACTTCAAAGGTAAAGAAATCTACAAGTTCTCTTCCAATATTCGGTTCAGTATCTACTTTTACATATACGTCATTTTTCTTTGAAATTATCAAAGTGAACCTTCCATAAACCTTTTCCAATCAATCGCATTTTTAATTTGAAACCCACGATTGTTCATCATCTTGCAGACTCGTTCTGCATAATCACACATTGCATTATGATAGTCTACTTTATGTTTAGCTTGTATTAAGTCCTCATCACTTTCAAGGTAGGTAGGAAGGTCTTGTTTGAGAACTTTTAGGTCAAATGGTTTTTCTTGGTAAATCTTTGGGTCTGATTTACCAGAGTAGTATTCCCATTTATGTCTTAGAAGTTTTTTATATTCTGCGTCTGATTGTTTTGATAACAAGTTCCAACGAGTAAAGATTTTTAGATATTTACCATAGAGTTCTGGAGTTTTAAGTGACTCAATATCCAGTTGGTCTTTATCTATTTTAAGGTCTTTTTCAGCCTCATTTTGTAATTGTTCTAAATCCATATTATAATCCTCAATTCAAGCGGTGGTGGATTGTCTTACTTTTTCTATATTAATGAAATCTAGTTTCAATACAAAAATTGTTGTTCAAGATATATCCACCACCTAATATTATATAGTAAACATTTCATACAACTTATATGTAAAGGTTGCAGTTGCAGTCAAATATGATACATCAGTCTCTTGTTGATTAAACGCAAGACCACTTAATGCAACTGGATACATATCAGAAAATCTAACTTCCATTACTGGATTATTCTTTGCAGACATTACTGTAAGTGTTGCATCTCCGTACATAGCTTGTACACCAGTTGGTTTATTATTAACAGCATCTGGTGTTGGAAATGTTTGTGATTCATTTTTCCTAAAAGAACTAAATTGTGTTCTTGCTTTTGGAAATCCAATACCCACCAACCATTGATGAAGTTCTCTATAGTTTTCTAGTTGTTGGTCAACAATAAATGATATCTCTAAATTATCAAAAGTAAGGTCATCACCTTGAACTGGAATAGATTTGAAGGGTGTTGGAAATATAGATTCACCAAGGTTGATGCCAGGCAAATTCGCAGCCGTGGTAAAAAATTCAACCTTTGGAAGTTTCTGAATACTGAATTTAAATTTTGTTGGGTCTGCATAGTCAAACTCTGTGGGTTGTCTAGCAAGCATATTTGTAGTAGTCGCCATGTTATTCTCCTACTATTATTTATAATGCACATAAAAAAAGGGGGAGTAAAAAACCCCCCCTAAGTTCCGATTTAAGTCGTTTATTATTATGATTACATAATGTTTGCGACTTGTACTCGTCTGTAGTATGTGTTGTCGTTTGCACCAGGCACAACATCTGCAGCAGATGAAGTAGCGAATGGGTTTTGTGCAACACCGTAACGAGTTTTGAAACCAATTTTCGGTTGGAAAGTATTCTCACCAACTGCACGAACCATTTGTAATGGTACATATGGACAGTAGAAGATACCAGCGTCATATGGTGAACTTCCCTTATAACCAACAACATAGTACTGTGAAGCAGCGTTGTTAGCAGCATATGGGTCAATATACACTTTGTATCTACCGTTAAGAACACCAGCGAAAGTGTTTCCAGTATCGTCAACTTGTAGGTTGTTGTTAAGAGCAGGAGCGTAATCTAATACACCAGCCATTTGCAATGCAGAAGCAACATCTGAAGAAGTGATAATCATGTTACCTTTTCCTCTACGAGTTTCTTGTGCGATTACGTTAGCATCTCTTTCGATTTGGAACATAAGTCCTTTGAACTTCTCAACAGACCATCTACCGTTTGAGTCAGTATCTAAATCGAAGATACCAGCAGTAGTTGTGTTTACAGAAGCGCCTTTCTTAGCAGAGATATAGATTGTTCTAATTACTTCTCTGTTAATTTCAGCAAGGATTTCTGAAGACAGAATATTTGACAATTCTGTTTCTGCGTCAAGACCGTGAATTGCTTTAAGGTCTTGTGCAAGTTCCATAGTGTATTCTGCTTTTAGTGCTCTTGATTTTGCAGTTACAGTTGACTTCTCGATTGAGAACGCCATTTCTGCAAATGAGTTTGCAGCTGCATCACCTAACGCTTCACCTTCAGCAGTAGTCATACCACCACCAGTAGTTGAACCGTAATCTGCACCACCAGTGATATATGTACCAGCAGAGCTGTTGTTAAGAACAGCAGGGTTAGTACCTGTCATTGTTAGTGAGTTCAAGTCACCAGCAGCGTCATCAGCAGAATGAGTTGTATCTGGTTCGTTGAATAGTGCTTCTGTACCACCAGAAGAACCTAATCTTGACTTCATTGCAAAGATAAGACCAGTTGGGCCGGTCATTGGTTGCACTGAACATACGTCATATGCAATCAAATTAGGCATAGCTCGTCTAACTAGCGAAATTAAAATTGGGTCATAGTTATTTACAGTACCAGCAGTACTGTTGGTAGGTGCGGCTTCTGAAAGGAAAGCAGCATCTTCTTTCATTGCTTTTTCTTGGTTTTCCAAGATGATTGAAGTAACGGCTTTTTTGTAGTTATCCTTAATCTCAGGTAAATCTGGATGTTGGAGGACTGGCTGCCACTTCTCTTGTAAGTTTTCTGAATTATACATTTGTATTATCCCCTTTTTACTTGATTAGTATTATTTATCATAATTTAATTCTTGACATCTTTAAAAGGTTCAGCATTTACACTATCCATGTAAGGTGCAGACCTCTTAATTGCACTAGTATACGCAGCCATAGCGTCACTCATGTCAATCTCTTGTGTACCCTCGTCATTCTCTTCAGTTAGAGATTGAGTTGGAGTTGACTTAGGGAAATAGTTCTCCTTAAGCGTGTTAAGTTTTTCAACAAAAGAATCTTTGTCTGTGAACTCAACATCTTCAACCAAACTAGCAAATTTCTCAGATTGAGTATCTGCAAGGTCAGAAGAAACTTCATTGATTACTGACTCACGCACAAGTGAATCTTCAGATTGTTTCTTTTCAGTAAGTTTACCGATAGTCTCATTCAACTTACTTTCTAGTTCTTCAATCTTTTGTGCTTGTGATTCAAGTATATCATATTTTTCGTCTGGAACATCAATGTAATGTTCTTCAAACAACGCTTTTAGACCAGTAATAAAGTCTTCAGCAATCTCACCTTTGAGGCCTCTTTCAATTGCGAGTTCATTTTCTGTCATCCACTCTTTAACAACGTAGTCAAGGTAACCATCTACCTTTTCTGCGAGTTCAGATTTGAATGTTTCCATTTCCTCTTCAATTTCTTGAGTCTTCTCAGATTCAATTCTTTCAACTTCTGGTCGAATTTTTGATTTTACAGCAGCTTCAAAGATAGTAGATGCTTTTCGCTTAAACTCATCTGAAAGGTCTTCACCTTCCACAAGTGCATCAACATCTTCTGCGACAGTAATAGATGCAAGTCTTCTTTCAATAGCTTCTTTTGCTTTTGAAAGACCTTCCATTTCTACTTCTTCATCCGTCATTGTTTCTTTGTTCATATATGAAGCGGCGAGTTGTTTTGCACCTTCAGCAGACATTTTCTGCATCTCTTTTTGCATCATTTCCATCGCTTCTTTTTTAGACTTAGGCATAGCCATTTCTGCTTTACCATCCATCTCTTTTAGTTTAGCTTCTGCGACAACCTCTTCCTCTTCAGTTTCAGATTCCTCTTTAACTGAACCAGCTTTCTGGTCACCTTTTTGTGAACTCTTAATAGAAGTATCTTGTTTGACTTTCTTAGCAGCATCGGCTTTCTTTTCGTCACCTTTAACTACTGGAGCACCTAAATCCTCAACTTCATCTTCTTCTGCATCCATTTTTTTCATGGGTTCGGCTGCAACAGCACCCTTACCAGCAGCGGAAGAATCTTTCTTAGATTCGGCCTCATTCAAGTCAGCAAGAACTTCTTGTTCAAGTTCCTCTATTGACTTATCAATTTCTGACATTTGAGTCTCCTTATTAATATTAATAATCCTCTTATACTATATTTATAACTTATAATTTCTTGAGGAATTTAGCGAAAGCGAGTGCTTGGTAATTCGCTTTTCTAGAACGCACATTGCGTTCCATTTCGTCCTTTAGAGCTGCAACTTCTTGTTCTTGTAACAATCCATTGTTCCATACCCACTCTTTCCCTTCCATAATACCTTCTACGAAAGCATTTGGAGCGGATGGGTCTGCAACAATGTCAGCCGCAGTCGCAAGGTAGAAATCATCATTCACATAGTTTGCACCATTCTTTTTGGACAAACTACCCATACCCCTAGAGGATACAGCGAGCTTACCACCGTCTTCCATAATACTTTGTACGATTTTACCCATTGGTGTAGACATAACTTTTGCTTCACCAATAAAATTCTTACCATCTGGTTGTAAAGAAGTTACCATGTGTGATACTTTATCCAAGTTTACAGTTGGGCCATCTGGATGACCTAATTCACCGTATGCACGATTTTGTTCAATAAACTCTTCATTGTACCGTTGTACTTCTTTTTCCAGAACTTCCATAGGGTAGACACGACCATTACGGTTTTTGATTTCAGCTTGCAAGAATACACCTTTTAATTTGTAATTCTTCTTACCGTCTTCTTTTTGTTCCGTAATGTATTCTACATCATCACTAAAATGTTCTGATATTAATTTCATCTCATCACTCCCTATTGTAGATTATCGAATCCAGAAGTTTTTCTAAACTTCAACCAGATTGTTCCTACAGATGCACTACCGTTTGTCAATAATACATCACCAGTTGTACCACCAGCGCCGTTGTTTGCAATAGAAGGCATAGACTGAGCACCAGCATTATATGCACCATTTCCGTTTAATGATAATGCAACCACATTACTAGTTGCATCAAATAAAATATCTGTTTGTGAACCAGTAGTCCATTGACAAGCAACAATACTTAATCTTGGGTTTGTAGCTGCACCGTCTAAATTAGATGCATCTAATATACTGGCCGCACTGTTTGTTCCAGTTGTTGTTACTTTAATAACTGTCTCAAAATCTGTGTCCTTTAGAACAATCGCACTTACTGCCATTGATATTCTCCTAACATTTCTCGTTCAAAATACTTCATAAGTTCGTTTTCACGCACTTTAAACTTACGAGCGGCATCCTTTATAGTCTTTTCAAAACTATTTAGGAAATCTGAAGGTTTCGCATCCATAATGTTAAAAATATGGTCTACCGCCTTACGCATTGCAGGCGATAGTTTTTTATACTCTTTAGATTTCTTATGCTCGTCCTTTTCAGGCAGAACTATCTGATTGAACTTCTTCTTCATCTTCTACCTCTGGAATATGTTGCGTTACCATTATGTTTGCAACCTCT